AACTAATTGCAGCGCTGGCATCGACCCCCCCGGGTTGGTTAACCCGGTTCTCATAATCCAAATGAGAGAAAGCTCGATCGCCAAAACTCGTCCGACCCGTTGCCCCGAGGGTGGGTCTCCTGTGGAGGGAAACCTCTGCAGGACATTCACTCGGTCGGCAGAGCCTAACGGCTCTACTGGTTGGTCACCAGTTTCCAAGAACGACCTGGGGTGGATCAGGTGTATCCTTGGTCCATCCGACGGCCCCCCCTTGAACACTCTAACTTTTTTTAATAATTAGAATGCTTCGGACCCTGAGTCTTAGGACCTGGGCGGTTGCCCAACCGCTAAAAGGTCTTCTCCTGTTGGAGAAGATTCTCAGCGTCCCTTGTATGGAGGAGGGTAAATGGGTGAAACTCGCCTTCGACAAGATGAAGCGTGAACGAGGCCTAAAGTTCGCGATTCTATATTTCAAGAACGCCCGTTGGATCCTTATCAAGAATCTCGTAGGTGATCCTGTACCTCAGGGAGGTGCGAGGTTGGATCGATACGGATTTCCTGTGAGGGTCCTCCCCTTGACATTGCGAACGCGGCTTCGGAGCTCACCAGGGCGATTAGACTGCGCCCTAGCGATATTCCTCAGTTCCGTTTTCACCTTGTACAAAGGAAAGTGTCGGTTTAGTCCCGATTACTCGAAGATAGTTGAACCAGGGGTGGACCTCCCTAGTTCTTTTATCGGAGAGTTCTTCGGAAACTACGTCGACATACTCAAGTCCTTAGGTCTAAACAACCTAAGGCTTGAGCCCCCCTCACTCATCTGCTCAAATCGTGCAGGACCGAATGGGCATGCTATGTTGTGTGCTCATTTGGACGCTGTAGCCTTAACCAAGGCTACCGGTGACTGGCTGAGGAGTTGGATAGTCCAAACCGACCCCGGCTCAGAAGAAGGTCTTAAGATCCTGTCTACCGTCGCTCTTTCTATTAAGGTAATGTCTGCCTTAGTAGGAGAAGCTTCGTTAGAAGGCCTCAGGACCGCGCTTTCAATCGGGCGAGTTGCGCTGAAGCCCGAACATGGGAAAGTTCGGATCTTCGCTATCTCCGATTATTGGACTCAGGTCGCGATGCGACCGCTCCATGATGCCTTGATGAGGGCATTGCGTTCCATCCCTATGGATGCAACGTTCTCACAAGAGTCAGGAGCAGAGACCGTTAAAAGGTGGACAGCCGAAGGGAAGTCGCTGTTTTGCTACGACCTTTCGAGTGCAACTGACAGATTTCCAGCGTTTCTTCAAGCCGTAGTCCTCAACTTCCTTCTGAGGGCCTACGGGAAGAGACTTGGATTCCTGTGGCGCTCCATCCTTACAGAACGTGACTATAGGTGCCCAGACGGTAGATTGATCCGGTATCGGGTCGGTCAACCTATGGGGACGTTATCGTCATGGGCTGCTTTCGCTCTAACTCATCATGTCGTGGTCCAGTTGGCAGCGCGACGAGCGGGAGTAACCGGGCTGTTCAAGGATTATGCCCTTCTCGGGGACGATATTGCTATCGCCCACGAACCTACTGCTCGCGCCTACCTTGCGATTATGGCGGAGATTGGGGTCTCGATCTCCTACCATAAAAGC